GGGAGCACTCCCATGGAAGATAAGTCTGGAGGCATAATATGCATAAGAAAATACATGTAAAAACGAAGAATAAGATTTGTGCGGCATTATTGGTGTTTGTTCTGGCAGGGTCACTTACCGCAGGTGCGTGTGCGGTGCCGAATGTGTATGCAAAGACCGAGGCCGAAAAGAAACGTGATGCGTACAAGAAAAAACTGAAAGAAAAAAACAGCGATATTGCAAATATCAAAGACAGTCAGTCGGATGTAAAAGACAGCATCTCTGCTGCTGCAGCCAAGATGAAAACACTTCTTTCCAAGCAGGAACAGCTGAAGTCGGATATTAAGGACAAGCAGAATGAAGTGGAGCAGGCAAACAAAAAGCTGGAAGAAGCAAAGGAAGAAGAGCAGAAGCAGTATGATGCCATGAAGCTCAGGATTCAGTATCTGTATGAGAACAGTACCGATAATTCCATCTGGTCGGCCATTCTGGAGTCCAATGGGCTCTCCGATATGTTAAACCGTATTGAATATGCGACCGATCTGTACAAATCTGACAGGGAACTTATGACTTCTTATCAGAATGCGGTAAAGAAGGTTGAGGACTGGACTATGCAGCTGGCAGATGAGATGGACAGTCTGCTTGCTTTGCAGGATAAGTATCAGACCCAGCAGGGGGAACTGAAAACCCTCATGGCGAAGCTTGAAAAACAAAAAGATGCCTATGCGCAGCAGCTGGGCGACACCATCGTGGCCCGCATCCTGCGGGCGCTGCGTAATACGTGAGGAGGGCGCCATGTACCAGGTCATCTTTTCCATCAACAACAACGAGGAGGTCATGGTCCTGCCAGCGGTGCCGCCGGACTTTGGACCGGACATCCCCCAGAACAACGGCACCTATGAGGGTCTGAGCCGGGACTACAACACGCTGGGTACCATGGGGCTCTGGGAGCTGTCCATCTCCAGCTTCTTCCCGGTGGGGCGTCGATACAGCTTTATGCCGACCGACGCCTCCACGGACGGATGGAGCTATGTGAGCTTCTTCGAGCGCAACCGGCTCCGGCGGCTTCCCTTCCGCATCATCGTGTTGGACAGCCAGGGTGTGTGCCGGCTGAACTGCGCCTGCAGCATCGACAACTTCTCCTGGCGGGTCAAGCGCAACGGCGACATCGCCTATGACATGACCGTCCGGGAGTACCGCTTCATTTCGGGGGTGAAGTAGCCATGGGCACACAGTATGTGGACGACCACCGCTTCCTGCTGTACCAAGGCAGCGGCGTCCGGGACATCACGGAGGCTATCAGCTCTCCGGAGCTGCGGGACGAACTGGAAGCCCTGAGCGTGGAGGTGAGCTTCACGGCGGTGCGCAACGACAAAAAAGACCCCTATATGCACTGGTACGGCATCGCGCCGGGCAACAAGCTGCGGATCGTGAACCACGGGACGGAGGTCTTCTCCGGCGTGATCCTGACGGTGGGTCTGGACGGCAGCATCACCGCCAACGACCCCGGCTGGTACCTGACCAAGAGCCAGATCGTGCTGCAGCTGGACGGGGCAGCGGCCCCGGACGCCGTGGCGCGGATGTGCGCCAAGGCGGGTATCGCCGTTGGGACCGTTTCCCTGCCGCCCACCCGCATCTCCAAGGTCTGGGTGGGAGCCACGCCGGAGAGCGTCTTGGAGGACATCTTGGACATCTGCTCCGCCGAGACGGGACTGACGTACCGGCGGCGGGTGCGATCCGGGAAGCTGTTCGTGGAGCCGCTGCCAACCGCGGCCATCACGGCATATCACAAGCCCGCGGACAATCTGCCTGCCTTCGATATCACTCTGGCGAAAGGCAGTCTCACAGGCAGCGACAGCATGGTGGACCAGATCAACAGCGTGGTGCTGACGGAGGAGTCCGGCAGTTCCGCCCGTGTTCTGGGGCGAGCCTCCAACGCGGCCAGCATTGCTCAGTACGGCCTTCTGCAGCAGGTGGAAAGCCTCTCCGGAGACGAGACCACCGCCCAGGCCCGCCAGCGTGTGAAGACGCTGCTGGACCAACAGGACCGGCTGAGCCGGGAGCGGACCGTAGAGAACATTTTCGGGTGCGACGAGGTGACCAGCGGCGTTCTGCTGAACTTTATCTCAAACCGCTACGACGTGTCCGGCCCCATGCGGGTAACCGGCGTAACCCATCGGTACGGCACCACCCACATGATGACGCTGACGGTGAGCACGCAGATGCCAAGAGCCGCCGGCAGCGGAGACACTATCACGGTATAAGGAGGGACCTATGTCACCTGATTACGAGCTGGCCCAGGAATTGAAACGTCTGGGCAGTGACAGCGGCCGCGGGGAGCTGCAGGGAAATCTGGAGGGGACGGTGGTCTCTGGCAGTCCCCTGAAGATCTCCCTGTACGGAGGGGAGATCATGGCCCCTCCCCTGCCGCTGAAGACACTGTTCTGCGCCCAGGGATTTTACCGGGATAAGGACAATAGCCATCTGTATCTGGAAGAGTGGAGAGCGGGCGACAAGGTGGCCTGCTGTATGCTCGGCAACACGCTGGTGGTACTTGGCCGTCTGGCAGATCCGGGCGAACAGATGAAGGTGAGGTAAAAATATGGCCATGTTTCCAATCATCCCGGAGGATATCCCCGCTCAGACGGCGGAGGACATCGGCCGGGTACCGGCTTTTGACAGCACCTCCTGCCGTTTCCTGCTGCAGGACGGCGCTCTGGTGGAGCGCAGCGGCCGGGCGGCTGTGCGGCAGTGGTTTGACCTGATGCTCCGCCAGCAGGTGGACAAGATCCCCATCTACCGCACAGAGGGGCAGACAAAGCTGGGGGTAGACCGGGAGATGCTTGGCAGCAAGCTTCCCTCCGGCCTCATCACGGCAGAGATCGAGCGCAACGTGCGGGAGACCGCATCCTTCTGCCCGGCGGTCCGGGCCATCCAGGATCTGACCGTTACCCGGCGGGGACGGGCCTGCCGGGTGGAATTCACCGCCGTGCTGTACAACGACGAGACTGTGGAGGTGACGACAAATGTCTGAAACACTTACTACCATGTTGGCCGCCATGCCGGACGGCTATCAAAAGACGGTGGGCTTCCCCACCTACGACCTGTTGGCTGCGGCTTCCATCCCCATGGAGGAGCTGGCAGAGGAGTTGGCCAGAACCCGGGAGATGCTGGACCCCTCCACACTGACGGGTACCGACCTGGACAACTATATCAAATCCAGATCCGGGCTGGTACGGAATCCCGCAACCTGCGCCTCCGGCGTGCTGCAGGTGACGGGCACCGGCACCATCACGGCTGGAGATCTCTTTGAGTCCGGCGGCGGCATCCAGTTTGCCGCCACGGAGGCGGTGGAGATCCAGGGCAGCGGTCACGTGGCCGTCCGTTGCACCCAGGCGGGCGCAGCTGGAAACCTGCCCGCCGGCAGCGTAACGCTGATGCCGGTCCAAATCGCCGGCATCGTGAATGTGTCCAATTCGGACACAATGACCGGCGGCTACGATGCGGAAACGGACGCGGCCTACTTTGAGCGGTACCTGCTCCGCCTGCAGACGCCGCCCACCAGCGGTAACCAGTATCACTACCGCAGCTGGGCGCTGGAGGTCTCCGGCGTGGGCGGCGTGCAGATCTACCCGCTTGGCCATGGTGACAACACCGTGGACGTGGTGATCATCGATGCAGACGGCGAACCGGCGGACACGGAGCTGGTGGGCCGGGTCCAGGCGCACATCGACCCCGGCAGTCAGGGCCTTGGCGAAGGAGAAGCTCCCATCGGGGCATATTGCTACGTCAGCGGCGCTGAGGGCGTTTCTGTGGACCTGGCGCTGACGGTGACGGCTCTACCCGGGGCGGTGCAGTCGGAGGTCACAGCGGCCATCCAGGCGGCCGTGGCGGCCTATCTTAAGAGCGTTGCCTTCCGGCAGGACTACGTGAGCTATGCGCAGATTGCCGCGGCGATCCTGGGCGCCGAGGGCGTGGAGGACTTCGCGGACCTGAAGGTCAACAATGGGACGGCCAACATGGCCATTGCCGCAAGGCAGGTGGCTGTGCTGGGGACTGTGACGGTGAGCTATGCAGCTGGTACGTAACCTGCCCCAGCAGTACCGGGAGGACCCGTGGGTACTGGCTCTGGCTGACGCCATTCTGGGCGTGCTGGAGGACCAGGACGCCCAGTCCGTGAGTATCCGGGAGCAGCTGAGCCTGGACACCATCACCTGGGCGCTGGAGATCGAGGAGGCCCTGGCGGGCATCGTCCCTCCGGCAGATGCGACGCTGGAGAACCGGCGGAGCACACTGAAGGCCAAGCTGCGCAGCAGCGGCAAGGTCACCATTGAGCTGATCCAGGCCGTGGCGGACGCCTGGCGGAACGGTGAGGTGGAGGTGAGCTTCACCGGCGGCAAGATCCGGCTTCAGTTCGTGGGCGCCTACGGTGTCCCGGTGGATCTGGATGCGCTCAAGGCAGCCGTCCGCCTCGTCATTCCCGCACATCTGGCGGCGGAGTATGCTATCAAGTACCTGCTGATCCGGGACATCCATGAGGTCATGGCCATCAGCACGCTGGAGACCCAGCCGCTGGGCATTTTCGCGTTTTAGGAGGTAGTCTATGAGTACGACAACTGACAAACTGGCGCTGTTTAAGTATGATCCCCGCACCGACGGCACCCAGACTTTTAATATCCAGAAGGCCTTGAAT